CCAAGGCCCCCACGCGCTCCTACTGGCGCTCGCAGCTCGTCCAGTGGCTTGCTTACCGCGACAGCCTCGAAGGCGTCACCGTGGCGGATATGCCGTCGTGGGTGAAGTCGATGGCCAAGGGTGAGCCGGAAGCGATGCTGCGGGCTGAGGTTGAGCGGCGGGCGGGGAGGGCGGCGTGAACTATCTGAGCGTCTGTTCCGGCATCGAGGCCGCAACCCAGGCCTGGCACCACCTGGGCTGGAAGCCCGCCGCATTCAGCGAGATCGAGAAGTTCCCGCGCGCGGTGCTGCAGTACCACTATCCGCACGTCCCGCTGCACGGCGACTTCACCACGATCAAAGGCGACGAATATGGACCAATTGACCTTCTTTGCGGAGGAACGCCCTGCCAGTCGTTCAGCATCGCCGGCCTCAGAGGCGGACTGGCTGATGACCGTGGCAACCTGTCGCTCGAATTCCTTCGGCTTGCTCAACGCACACGCGCCCGTTGGGTCGTTTGGGAGAATGTCCCCGGCGTCCTGTCGAGTAACGGCGGACGGGATTTTGGAGCCATCCTCGCAGGGCTGGGGGAACTCGGGTATGGGTTCGCCTACCGAATTCTTGACGCTCAATATGCCGGAGTTCCACAGCGCCGCCGTCGCATCTTCCTTGTCGGATATCTTGGAGACTGGCGACGTGCCGCAGCGGTTCTTTTTGAGCGCCACGGCTTGCAAGGGCATTCTGCGCCGCGCAGAGAAGCGCGGTCGGCAGTTGCCGCCCTCACTGCAAACGGCGTTGGAACATGCGGCGCAGACGACAACCAAGGACAGGCCGGGCATCTGATCGCCTCGACAGGCAATGTGGCACATTGCCTGAATGCGGGCGGGATGGGTCGGCAGGATTACGAAACCGAGACGCTGATTGCCCATTCCCTGCGCGGCGAAGGCTTCGACGCCAGCGAGGATGGAACCGGGCGCGGGACGCCGCTGGTGCCTGTACCGTTCGACACCACGCAGATCACCAGCGCCGCGAATTATAGCAATCCGAAGGCCGGTGATCCGTGTCACCCGCTCGCTGCTGGCGCCCATCCACCTGCAATCTGCTTTTCAGCCAAGGATTACGGCGCGGACGCAATGGAGGATTGCAGCCCGACACTTCGCGCGGGCGGGCATGCGAACAGTCATGCCAATGCCGGGGTGATGCCTGCGGTGGCTTTCGATCTTCGCGGCCGGGAAGGCGGCGCCCAGTTCGAAGGCCCGCACGACACTGCCAATATTCGCGCTGCCTCTGGTGGATCGAGCCGCAGCTACGTTGCCGCTTCCGCTGTTCGCCGTCTCACCCCGCGCGAGTGCGAACGCCTCCAAGGCTTCCCCGACAATTACACGCTGATCCCGTGGCGCGGAAAGCCTGCCGAACTGTGCCCCGATGGTCCGCGCTACAAGGCGCTGGGCAATAGCTGGGCCGTGCCCGTGGCCCGTTGGGTGGGTGAGCGGATTGCGATGGTTGATGCAATGCACGTCGCCCGAGAAAGGCGCGCCGCATGAACGCCCTCTCAGCCTTCGACACGCTGGAACACGAGCCGCTTTACGAAGCGCCGCTGTTCCCCGTGGAAGCACCGGATGGGCGCAAGGATCTGAGCGAGCTGTCGCGGCAGGCGTGGTTCGTCAAATACATGCAGCAGGTCAATCCGCATATAGAGGTCCACGCCAATCCCAACGCGGCCAAGCGCGGCTTCAAGGCCCAGGCGCAGGCGAAGAAGGAAGGCCTCAAGGCTGGCGTGTTCGACCTGCTGGTGGCGTGGGATTACCGGCTGTCAACGAAGGACGTGGCTGTCACCGTCGCTTGGCCCGAGTTCAAGGGTTACGACGCAGCGGGCAGGGCGGGCAAACTGACGCAGCCGCAAATCGTGTGGGGCAATGCCATGATGAAGCGCGGCTTTCCGGTCGCCTGCTTCTTCTCCGCAAAGTCCGTGATCGCATGGCTCATTGAGCTTGGCGCACCAATCAGGGCTTCGCAGCTATGATCGACCTAGCCCCCATCCGCGCCGTTGCAAAGCGGGTCGAGATCATCGGGCGGGCAACGCTTATCGAGGCGGATTGCCGGGATGTGCTGCCGTTGCTGGGCAAGGTCGATGCCGTTGTTACTGACCCGCCTTATGGAATTGCTTCGGTATGGAAGGGTGGGCTTAAGCACGGATGGGGCAAGGCCAAAAGTGAGGCTGAACTTCGCAACGAGTGGGACGAAAGCACTCCCAGCCCTGAAACCATGGCTGCTGTTGTTGCCTGCGGTAAAGAAGTGATCATCTGGGGTGGCAACTATTTCGAACTTCCCCCTTCGCGTTGCTGGCTCGTCTGGAGCAAGCCCGAACGAAATTTCACTTTGGCAGAGGCGGAACTCGCTTGGACCAATAGGGACAACGTAGTTCGCGTCCTCGACTATAATCGCTCTGACCCTGACCGCCTTCACCCGACCCAAAAGCCAGTCGGAGTGATGCGTTGGTCCATTGATAAGACCAAGGGTAAGTTGGTCTGCGATCCCTTCATGGGTAGCGGAACTACTGGCGTTGCAGCAGTTCAAATGGGCCGTGACTTTATCGGTATCGAACGCGAGGCCACTTATTTCGACATAGCCTGCAAGCGTATCGAGGATGCCCAGCGACAGGGTGACTTGTTCGTGGAGGCGGCGGCATGATCGACCCCCACGCCATCCTCGACCGCCCGACATTCGACCTGGGCGGGTTTGCGCGCGCGTTGATCCTCTCCCTGATCCGCAATGAGCCGGACCCGAGCGAGTGCAAGCACCGCATCATGATCGCTTACGAGCATGGGCATCTGACGGGCGAGGAGGCGGAGTTTTACATCGGGGTTTGGGGGTTGCGGGAGGCATGAGCATGGAAGGTCACAACACACGCGCTACGGACGACCGGCTGCGGTTGCTTATCGAACGCTGGGAACGGCTCGAAGAGGAAAAGCAGGGTATCGCCACGGATCAGCGCGACGTCATGGCTGAGGCTAAGGCTGTGGGATACGACGCGAAGATCATTCGCGAAGTGATCCGGCTGCGCAAGATGGCCCCCGACGACCGGCGCGAACGTGATGCCGTCCTTGAAACCTATCTAGCGGCGCTGGGGATGGCATGAGCTACCACGACGCCATCGCCGACTTCATCGCGTTCATGGCCGCGAATGGCGTTGAGCCGATCGAGCCTATCCAGCAGCGCCTTGCCAGCGGTTCTCTGATCCGCTTCCGCTGCGAAGGCGATGGCAAGGGTCGGCGCAATGGCTGGGCCATCCTCTATCTCGACGAGCGCCCCGCCGGAGCTTTCGGCAATTACCGGATGAACACCGGCACCCTCAAGTGGAAGGCGTCGGGCGACAGGCCCGCGCTTTCGCAGGAAGAACGCGACGCGCTCCAGCGCGAGTGGCGTGAAGCGAAGGAAAAGCGCGACGCTGAGAAGCGCGACAATGAGCGCCAGGCCGCGCTTGACGCATCCGACATGTGGCAGCGCGCCGCCCCGGCTTCGCCAGAGCATGGCTATGTCGTCGGCAAGCGGATCAACCCCGCGCCCCTTCGCCAGATCGGCGATCAATTGCTCGTCCCGATGTTCGACGCCCAGGGGCTACTCTGGAACCTCCAACGCATCCGTCCGAACGGTGATAAGCGCTTCCTTCGCGGCGGTCGCGTCGATGATCTGTTCTGCATCATCGGGAGCTTCGACGGCGCCTGCGAGGCCGCGATTGGCGAAGGCTACGCCACGATGGACGCGGTCAATCAGGCCGCAGACATTCCAGCGATTGTCGCGTTCAGCGCGAAGAACATGGTCCGCGTAGCCCGCCTTTGGGCAGATGCGCGGCCGGACCTCCACTTCATCGTGGTCGCGGACGACGACGCCAAGCTCGCGGCTGAGCGGCCCGACATCGGAAACGTTGGCCGAACCGCGGCGGAAGCAGCGGCGGCGGAAATTGGCGCCAGGGTCGCGTACCCACAGGGGAGGGCGGCTTGAGCGTGACCGACAACCGCGACCTTAACGACGACTTCGTGCAGTACGGCAGCGAGGCCGTCCGCGCGTCGATCCTTGGCGCGCGCGACACCCTCCCGCCAATCGCGCCTTACAACGAAGGCGAAGAAGCGGAAATTTCACCCCTTCCCGGCGTGGTTTTTCCAGAGGATTGGACTGGCGCGCAGGCCCCATACCGAAGTTTTATCGTGCCGGGCTGGGTTCCGCGCGGGTCCGCCTGCTTACTCAGCGGGCAAGAGGGCGTAGGCAAGTCTCTTATCGGCCAGCAGATGGCCACGTGTGCGGCGGCAGGCGTCGCATTCCTCGGGATGGAAATCGCGCCGTGCAAGGTCATCTACCTCACGTGCGAAGATCCTGCTGACGAACTGTGGCGGCGCCAGGAGAGCATCAACGAAGCGCTCGGGGTCGAGATGTCGGCACTTGAGGAAAGGCTGATGTTCGTAAGCCTCAAGGGCGAGATCGGCAACGAATTCGGAACTTATGACAACGAGGGCAGGCTATCAGCCTCAGAGCGCTATCGGCAGGTCGAAAAGGCCGCGATCGGCTTCGGCGCGCAGCTTATTTTCCTCGATAACGCAGCCCATATCTTTCCGGGGAACGAGAACGCGCGGCATGATGTGGCGGTCTTTCTCGGCTTGCTCGAACGCCTATCCGAACGGATCGACGGCGCGGCAATCCTGCTCGCCCACCCGAATAAACAGCACAGCCAGGGCAACAAGCAGGGCAACGAATATTCCGGTTCGACGGGGTGGAGCGCGCACGTCCGCAGCCGCCTTTTCATTGATTGGGCCGACCGGGACAGCGACGGAAATTACCTCGGCGATGATGGCCGAGTCCTTCGCAAATCCAAGGCGAACTACGGCAAGAAGGGGGAGGAAATACACTTCCGGTGGCACAAGTGGGCGTTTATTCGCGACGAGGATCTACCCCCCAGCACCGCCGCAGAGCTACGTGAAGTGAGCCGGGCGAGCTTTGAGAACGACTGCTTCCTCGCCTGTCTGAGGCAGCGGAACTCAGAGCAGCGCGCGGTTTCGGAAAGCCCTTCATCGCGCACCTACGCCCCGAAAGTGTTTGCTGAAATGTCGGAGGCGAGGGGCTGCACCCGCGAGCAACTCGACCAGGCAATGGGACGACTGTTCCGTATCGGCGCGATCGAACGCGGGTTTTTATGGGTCATGAGAGGCGAGGGGAAGACCGCACATGGGCTTCGGGAAGCAGCCGTAAAAGGCCCCGGATTAACCAAATCGGTTTCCGATGACGTACCGATGACGTCTGCCAAAAACCCGATGACCTCGGAGGGAAAATAGGAAAATGCTTATTTTTCAACCCGATGACTGTAAAAGGCGAAACTCCGATGACGTACCGATGACGTACCGACGACCCCCCGACGACCTCTCCGATGACGTACCTACCCCTTACGGGGTAATTCCGGGCCGGTTTGGCCGCCCCGGATCACCCCGGTGGAAAGGCCCACCCCATGACCCTCCACGTCACGGATCATGCGAGCAAACCGAAACTTGCAACCGACACGCGAGCAACACAGGCAGGAGTGAGTGATGGCCAAGGCGGGGCGTAAACGGAAGCAGGGGAAGAGGGCGACACCACGCGATGACGTGACGCTCGAACGCCAGCAGCACAACGAGTTCGTCAGCGCTGGCATGGCTCGCAGGGTGAAGCCGGTGATCGAAAGCCTGCACGAAGCCGGACAACTCACCCAGGCGGAATACGACGCGCTGCTGTACTACCGCCAGCAGGCCGGGCTTGCCGACAAGTCCCCGGTGCGCTCGTGCTGCGACATGTCACCTCGTGGCGGGCATGGACCGGGGGTGTCGATCCTCAGTGCCCAGATCGAAACGGGGCGCATGGAACGCGATATGGGGCAGTTGTGGACGCTTGCCCGTGCCGTTGCAGTGGATGACTGGAGCCTGACACGGTGGTGCATCGAAAAACACGGTGGGCGTGAGAAGGGCGGCAGGGTCGTCGTCCGAGGCAGCGACGAGACGGTGAAGCTCAGGATGGGAATCGCCCGGATGGAACTGCGCCACGCTGCGTGGAGGATCGCACCACATGCGCAATATGCCGAAAATCGCCCACAGAAGCCCGTACAGCGCGAAAACGGGGTTGAGATAGGTGTGGGTGGCTTAGCGGCTTGAGACGCGCTGAGAGGGGCTTTTACGGGAGGCTTGACACATGGGACAGAAAATGAAACACCCCGCCAAGGTCGCAGAGGTGCGACCGGATAAGGCCTCGCACAAACGCGGGGCTTTTTTCGTTTCAGATCGGCAGGCTCCTCCCCCTGCCAGCCCGTCCACCCGCCGAGACACGTCAAGACGCCCGGAACTATGGGGGCGGCAATCGGTCGTGTGTGCGACGGGCGAAATTCCATGAGGTTGCGTGATGGCTGACGACGCTAACTTAAGCGCTGAAAAGCGTGATGAGGCTGGTCGCTTCATTGTGCCGCCTGTTTCGCCTGGTCGCCCGAAAGGCGCGCGCAACAAACTGGGTGAGGCATTCCTTGAGGCGATGCAGAAGGACTTCGAGGAACACGGCGCACAGGCGATTGCTCAGGCCCGCGAAACCAAGCCGGAAGTCTATGTCCGCGTGATCGCCGGGCTGCTGCCGACCGAGCACAAACTGACGATCAATGATCAATTCAGCGAGATGACGGATGCAGAGCTTGCAGAACGTCTCCAACGACTCGCAGCGACGATTGCTCCTTTCCTCGATGGCGGAGCTGGAGGCGCTGACAAGGCAGTTGGCGGCAAGGAAAGCAAGAAACTCGCTGATCGAGTTCACTGAATACACCAACCCGCTGTATCAACGCGCGGGCCATCACGAACGCATAGCCGAGAAGCTGGAGGCGGTTGAGCGCGGCGAAATTGATCGGCTGATGATCTTCATGCCTCCGAGGCATGGGAAGTCAGAGCTGGCGAGCAAGCGCTTTCCTGCGTGGTGTCTTGGCCGCGATCCGAAACGCCAGATCATCGCGGCGAGCTACAACAGCGATCTGGCAAACGACTTTGGCCGCAACGTCCGCAATCTGGTGGCCGAGCCTGAATTTCGGGAAGTGTTTCCGAACGTAACGCTGGCACCTGACAGCCAGGCAGCGAACCGGATGAACACGAACCACGGCGGGACTTACGTCGCTGCCGGTGTCGGCACGGCAGTAACGGGACGCGGCGCACATATTGCGCTGATCGACGATCCCTTCAAGGACCGCGAGGAAGCCGACAGCGAGCGCCGCCGGGACTTGGTGTGGGATTGGTACAGATCGACGCTCTACACCCGCTTGATGCCGGGCGGGGCCATAATTCTGGTGCAAACTCGCTGGCATGAAGATGATTTGGCAGGCCGCTTGCTTGAGCAGGACGGCGAGCAATGGGAAATACTTGATCTGCCCGCCATCGACGCAACAGGCGAGGCGCTTTGGCCGGAATGGTATCCGGTCGATACGCTGGACAGGATCAAGGCGACAATCGGCCCGCGCGAATGGTCAGCCCTGTACCAGCAGCGCCCGCAACCAGACGAAGGCACGTTCTTCAAGCGCGAATGGTTCAAGACATGGACCGCAAAGCCGACGCTGAGGTACTACGGAACAAGCGATTACGCCGTCACTGATGGCGGCGGGGATTATACGGTTCACCGGATTTGGGGCATCGACAGCGAAGGCGATGTGTACCGCGTCGATGGCTGGCGAGGGCAGACGACTTCGGACGAATGGATCGAAAGCAAACTGGACCTGGTGAAGCAATACAAGCCGCTGTGCTGGTTCGGTGAAGGCGGTGTGATCCAGAAGGCAATCGAGCCGATGCTCAAGCGCCGAATGCGTGAACGCAGCGTCTATTGCCGGATGGAATGGCTGCCCAGCGTTCACGACAAACCGACGAGAGCGCGAAGCTTTCAGGCAATGGCGGCAAGCGGGCGCGTGTTCTTTGAGCCTGGCGCCGACATTGCCGAACACCTGGTGTTTCCGGCAGGCAAGAATGACGATGATGTGGACTGCTCCAGCCTGATCGGGCGGGCAATCGACATGGCTCACCCGGCGATTGTGAAGACCGATACGGCGAAAAAGCCGCGTGATCGCTGGAACAAAGACGACAGGGAAGAGGAGGCATCATGGAAAGTGCTGTAGCCTTCCTTGTTGAAGACACCGAGATTTCGCATTCGGAGCTGTGCCAGCAGTTCGAGGACGCAGAGAGCGTAACGCGCCCCAACCGCGCGCTGTGCGAACGTGATCGCGACTATTACGACGAAAAGCAGCTCACGCCGGACGAGGAAAAGGCGCTCAAGAAGCGCGGTCAGCCCCCCGTGGTGTTCAACGAGATCAAGCCCAAGGTCAACACGATGCTGGGGCTGGAAAAGCAGACCCGCAAAGACCCTAAGGCATTCCCTCGCAACCCCGATGACGAGGAAGCGGCCAAGTCGGCAACCGACGCCATCCGCTATGTCTGCGAAGACAGCCGGTGGGACGACAAGCGCTCCCACTGCGCAAAGGACCTGGCGATTGAAGGCACCTGTGCCGTCATGGTGGGCGTCAAGCAGACGAAGGGCGGGATTGATCCCGATATCCGCCGTGTTCCGTGGGACAGGTTCTATTACGATCCCGCATCGAGCGAGTTCGACTTTGCCGACGCCAAGTTCATGGGTGTTGTGGTCTGGATGGACCTTGACGATGCCATACGTAAATACCCCGAGGCGCGCGATGTCCTGACCGCAACATGGTCAAGCGCAGCGGATTCGGAAACGTATGACGACAAGCCAAAATATGGGCTGTGGGCCGATTACCGCCGCCGCCGCGTAAGGCTGTGCGAGCACTACTATAACGAAGGCGCGTGGAAGTTCTGCATCTTCACCAAGGGCGGGTTTGTGGTTAGCCCAATGGAAAGCCCGTATATCGGGGAAGAAGACCTTCCTGAATGCCCGATCAAGGCGGTGAGCCTATATATCGACCGCGACAACAATCGCTACGGCGAAGTGCGTTCGATGATTTCCCCGCAGGACGAGGTGAACAAGCGTCGGTCCAAGTCGCTGCACCTCGCCAGCACTCGGCAGGTTCGGGTTTCGCCTAACGTAGCAACCGATCCGAATACTGTCCGCAAGGAATTGTCCCGCCCGGATGGTGTGTTCATCGGTGAACACGGTGATGTCGATATTCTGCGCAACGATGACATGCTGATGGGCAATCTGAACCTGATGCAGGATGCGCGCCAGCACATTCATCGTTCGGGCTTCAACAATGCCTTGGCAGGCAAGGATACTTCGAGCCAATCGGGTCGCGCCATTAGCTTGCAGCAGACTGCCGGAATGAACGAGGCGGCGAATTACCTCGATTGCATCCGTGTGTTGAGCATGGCGGTGTATCGTTCGGTGTGGTGCCGCATTCGGCAGTTCTGGACCGGGGAGCGCTGGATCAGGGTTACGGACAATGACAACAACCTGAAGTTTGTTGGCCTGAACCGTCCCGTCACCGCATTGCAGCAGGCAGCGAAGCAATTGGGCGTTGGCCCTGAGAACGTCGAACAGGCCGATCCGCAGGCCGTGGCTATGTTGGAGGCTTTCGCTCAGGACCCGCGCTCACAACAGGTCGTGGCGGTCGAGAACAGCGTTACAGAGCTTGATGTGGACATTCTGGTGGACGAGGGCATCGACACTCCCACGGCAGCGGCGGAACAGTTCACCGAGATCGTGAACATGGCGCCTGCTTTGGGCCAGATCGCACAGACGCCCAAGTTCCTCGAATTCCTCGTGGCTGCGTCAAGCCTGAGGGAAAAGAGCAAACTGCTTGAGATCCTGAAAGAAGCGCAGGCCGGACCTTCACAGGAGCAGCAGCAGATGATGCAGTTGATGCAGCAGCTTCAACTCGCGCTTCAGCAGGCTGAGGTCGAGAACAAGCAGGCCGACACCGCGAAGAAGACCGCCGAAGCGCAAGAAACGCAGGCCGGGATCGTGATGGACGCGGCGCGGGTAGGGGCTGGGCGATGATTGTTGAACAGGTCGAGGTCAAGCGCGCTCCTAAATTCGAAAAGGTTGAAGTTATCGAAGATGGCAAGGCTGTCGCGATCCTCCTGCGGGAGTGGAACGGGACTGTCAGCGCCATTCGCATCGGCGTGGAACAGGTAGCCGATTGACATTCCCCTAAGGGGATAAAGCCGTCGCCGGGCATCGGGCGTTCATGAGAGCCGCCGTCTCCAACGGGCGTTAGCGAGGACGATATGGACCAGACCAGCTTGGACGAAATGCTCAACGACGAACCGAGTGAAATCCCCACCCTGCCGGAAGAAACCGAAGCGGAAGCCGAGGCTCGGATAAGGGATGAAAAGGGGCGTTTTGCGAAGAAGGGCGAAGAAGAGGGTGCGCCGCCTGCACCTGCGAACGAGTTCGACGGCGCTGCCACCGTGGCAGAACGTCGCAAGCGTCAAGAGGCTGAGGATCGAATCCGCGCCCTCGAACAACAATTGCAGTCATTGCATAACCCGCCAGCCCCTCCGCCTTCGGTATTCGAAGACGAGAACGGAGCGTTCAATCACTACGGTAACCAGGTGGTGCAGCAGGCCGTGCAGACGGCCTCAATCAACGCAACCCTGAATACATCGGAGATGCTTGCGCGCCGGGAACACGCGGACTTTGAGGATATCAAAGCCGAGTTTCTCGAACTGGCGGCACAGAACCCCGCACTGCGGGAACAGGCCCTGAGCGACCCTCATCCGTGGGAAAAGGCGTATCAAATCGCCTCGAACGCCCGCGCGTTGAAAGAGCTTGGGTCCACCAACGTCAATGACCTGCGCGAACAGATCAGAGCGGAAATTCAGGCGGAAATGCAGGGACAGGCTCCCGCGCGCCCCGGACTCCCGCCCACCCTCACGACCGAACGCAACATGGGATCGCGATCCGGCCCGTCATGGGCAGGACCCACGTCCCTATCGGACATGCTGAAATAGCATAGTTCGTGGGTTGCCGGTCTTTCATCTGAAGGACATTCACCATGGCGGATACTACCCCCGCAACCGGCGTCGTTGCCCAGCAGTGGGACGACAAGTTCAACGTCGAATACTTCCAGGAAGGGCCGTTCAAGCCCCTCATGGGCACCAACGAAAACTCGGTCATTCAGGTTGTTGAAGACCTGACGAAGAAGCCGGGCGATTCCATCACCATCATGCTGGTGAATCGCCTGACCAACACGGCGACCACCGGCACGGACGTTCTCGAAGGCAACGAAGAGGACATGTCCACCCGCTCGATGCGCATCTACATCGAGAAGTACCGCAACGCCGTCCGTGTGGCGGAGATGTCGGAAGTGAAGAGCGCGGTTTCGCTGCGCAATCAGGCCAAGCCTCGCTTGCTCGATTGGGCTACGGAACTCACCCGCGATCAGTTCATTGAAGCACTGGGTTCGCTGAACGGCACGAAGTTCACTTCGCGCACCAGCACCATTGCTGACACCTGGCTGGTCGATAACAAGGACCGCACCGTATTCGGCGCCTATTCCGTTGGCGGCAGCGCTGGCGGTTCGGACATGTCGGCGGACCTTGGCCAGCTCGATACGACCGATGATCGCTTCACGGTCGCCCGTCTGGACAGCATGATCCTTGCGGCGAAAACGTGCAGCCCGAAGATCCGACCGATGCGCGATCCGGGGAATGGTCGCCGCTACTATGTGGCGTTTGCTAATCCCTTCGCGTTCAAGGACCTTCGCGACAGCCTGGACACCGAAGTCCTGGCATCGACCGTGGTTGAGATGCAGGCATCCAAGCTCTTTGAGGGCGGCGATATCCTGTGGAACGGCTGCATCGTGAAGGAAGTCGATAATATCCCGATCTGGGCCAATATCGGCAACTCCAGCACCACGGAAGTTACCCCTGTCTACCTGTGCGGCGCTCAAGCGCTGGCAATGGCCTGGGGTCGTCGCTGGAAGACTGTCACCGACACGATGGATTACGGTGACAAGCAGGGCGTGGCTGTCGATGGCATCTACGGCATCCGCAAGATCATCTACGGCACCGGTAACCGTGACACGGACGATACGAAGGATAACGGCGTCGTGTCCGGCTTCTTCGCCACAGTCGGCCCGGCCAGTGTGCTGTCGGCTGGCGAAGTCTAAGGAGAAACTGACATGGCAACTTACCAAAGCGATCAGTACGCCCAGAACCTCACCTATAACGGCATCGTCCCTTCGGGCGTGGTTCACCGGGTGGCCGCGAAGTTCACCATCACGACTGCCCTTGCGGCAAGCGATGTGGTGAAGATGCTCCAGCTTCCTGCCGGGGCAACTGTTGTGGAAGGCCGTCTCAAGGCGACCGACATCGATACGGGCACGGAAACGCTCGACATCGACATCGGTTGGGCTGCGAACGGCGTCGATGTTGCAGACGAAGATGGCTACGGCAATCTTGGTGTGTGGACCGGCGATTCCAACAACGACTTCGCATTCGGCAACGATCTGTGGACGACCGGGCCGCGCACTTTCACGGTGCCGACCGACATCCAGCTTGATGTGAATGCAGCGGCTAACGCCGGCGGCACGGGCGTCATTTGGATGATCATCGACTACTACATCGCATGACGGATTGGGGCGGGGGAAACCTCGCCCCTTTCTCTTTGGGAGAAGCATATGCCGCGCCTGAAATTCATCGGAGACTACACCTGCGGACGCGATACGTTGCAGATGGGTCCGTATCTGTTCATCGGCA